TATGAGAGCCTTCTTAGTAAAGGAGCCAGTTTAATAACTCTTGGTAAGACAGATATTAAGTCACAGACCCCTGACTATAAAGAAATTAAAGAGAAGGGGGAAGTTTATAAAGAGGGAAGGCTCTATACAAAGAGTCCATCTTGGATGCCAGGAAGATGGTCTATTCCTCTAGCAGACTATAAATGGTATAGAGGGATTGGGAAAGAACGGTCTATAGGAGATGATTTTGTTGGCTATGATACTAGAAAAAAAGGACAGCAAGACATAGATCGGATACTAGGTTTATTTGCAAGGAGAAAGCAAGAAGCATCTCAAAGAAAGAGGGCGCCTGGAAGAGGGGCCACGATGTTAACGACCCCAGGAAAAAGTGTAACACCAGGATATTAAAATGGCAGCCGAACAAATAATACGCAGGTTTGAACAATTAAAGAACAGCAGAATAAATTGGGAAAGCCATTGGCAGGAACTTGCAGACTATGTTCTTCCTCGGAAAGATGATATATATAAGGCAAGAACATATGGAGAAAAGAAACACAATAAAATTTTCGATTCAACTGGAATCCATTCTAACGAATTACTTGCATCGGCTTTGCATGGTATGCTCACAAACCCTAGCACTCAGTGGTTTGAGCTTACAACTGGCGACGAGGTTCTTGATCAAGACGATGACGTTCGTCTGTGGCTTCAGACTGCCGTCCGGCAAATGCACAAGGTCTTAAACAATAGTAACTTCCAGACTGAGATCCACGAAGTATATTTAGATATGGGATCGTTTGGTACTGCTTGTATGAGGATGGAAGAAGATGATGAAGAAGTTATAAGATTTCAATCTCGCCCGATCTATGAAGCATATATTGATCAGAATAATAAAGGCCAGATAGATACAGTGTACCGTAGTTTCAATTGGACAGTCAGACAAATACAACAAGAGTTTGGCGACGAAGCTTTGACACAGGAGATGATTAGCCAGCTTGATGGCAAACTCCATGATAGAAATGATGACTATGAGATTATCCATGCCGTAGAGCCTGTAACAGATAGATATGATGGGCCGGAAATAAAGAAGGGACATCGGTTCAGATCGATATATGTTTTAAAAGATAAAAAGAAAATACTGTCTTCAGGGGGGTTTAAGGAATTTCCTTATGTAATCCCACGTTGGACTAAGATTGCAGGGGAAGTTTATGGTAGGAGTCCTGCCATGAAAGCTCTTGCAGATATTAAAATGATTAATCAAGTAATGAAAACCACTATAAGATCGGCTCAGAAAACGGTAGATCCCCCACTTATGATGCCAGATGATGGCATCCTTCTACCGATCAAGACGGCACCTGGAGGGATAAATTATTATCGAGCAGGGACGGCTGATAAGATAGAGCCGTTACTTACGGGTAGTCGTGTGGACTTCGGGTTCCAGATGATGGAGCAGATCCGTATGAGGATTAGAGAGGCGTTCTTTATTGATCAGCTTCAACTGGGAACAGGTCCACAAATGACTGCCACGGAAGTTGCGCAGCGCACAGAAGAGAAGCTTCGTCTATTAGGTCCGATACTTGGTAGACAACAGTTCGAACTATTACGCCCTTTGATTGACAGAGTATTTAATGTCATGATGAGGAAAAAATTATTTCCACCCGCCCCACAGGAACTCTCCAGCGTTATATTACAGGTTCAATATTCCTCTCAGATTGCCAAAGCTCAAAGGTCTGCGGATGCTCAGAGCTTTACAAAAGTCTTAAATATTATAGGTCCATTATTACAATTGAAACCAGATATGATGGACAATATAAATACTGACCAACTCCTAAGATATGTTTCTAGGGCCTATGGATTACCTGAAGAAGTTATTAATCCAATTGAAATGGTATTAGATGACCGTCAAGCTAGACAAGAGCAAGCAGCTATGGCACAACAGATGGCACAGGAACAGCATGAAACGGATGTAGTTAAAAAACTAACACCTGCCATGCAGATGGTCCAGGGTATGGAAGGCGCTTAGGAGAGTAGAAGTTGGTTAAAAAGAAAGAAGATAGACAGGTTGATATTGTTATTGACTATAAGACTGTGTTTAAATCTGAATCAGGTAAACGAGTTTTTTATGATCTAATGAAAAATAATTATATGCTCTCTCCTACCTATACAGCGAACCTACATGAAATGGCGTTAAGAGAAGGTGCTAGGAATGCTGTCCTTAGAATTATGTCGATATTAAAAGTAGATGTAGATAAGTTAGATATTCTTATTAAAGAAGGAATAGAGAGGGAAAATGAGTACATTGACTAATACAGTATCTGAAGCAGAAGCAGAAGCACCGGCTCCTGTTGAAGAAGTTAAAGAACTAAGTTCTGATTCTAGCGCTAGTTCTGATTGGAAGGCAGTTCTCCCTGAAGACATTCGAGAAGATCCTGCTCTTAAAGCAATTCAAAATGTAGATGGATTGGCCAAGAGCTATGTCCATTCCCAGAGGATGTTAGGTTCGGATAAGGTAATTATTCCTAGTAAGTATGCTGAAGATCATGAATGGAAATCTTTTTTTCAGAAAGCCGGATTACCAGAAGAAGTGAAGGATTACGAGGTTAGTTCTAGTGAAGAAGTTGATGGCGAATTTATGGATGAGTATAAGAAGATGTCATATGAGAATAACATCTTGCCTAACCAAGCGCAGAAAATGTTTGACTGGTATATGGATAAGGCTTCGGTAGAGGTTAAACGTCAAGAGGAAGAACGTGGCCATAACATGGAACAGAGCGCTAAGACTCTTCGGACTGATTGGGGATCTAGTTATGATTCTAAGATTAGATCGGCTCAAAATGCTATCCTTCATTATGGGAATAAAGATTTAAATAAATATTTAGATGATACGGGGATAGGGAACGATCCAAATCTTATACGTATCTTTTCTAAAGTAGGTGAGACTTTGGATGATGATAGTTTTAAGGGAGATTCGAATCCTGGGAATTATGGAAGGACTCCTGAACAAGCTCAGATAGAAATAAACGAAATTATGGCAAACCCTAAACATCCTTATTTTGATAAAAATCATCCAAATCATAGAAAAGCTTTGGAAGATATGGAAAGATTGTTTACATATAAGGGGTAGGGCATTAAAATCTAGTTTGGGAAGATGGAAAACGTCGGGCATGGGACAATCTTTTTATAGATCCTAGTAGCGGTGCCAACTATGGATCTCACAATCGTGAGGCAATCCAACCATAGAACCGAATAATTAATCTAATTAAGGGAGTGAGAAATGAGTAGTGAAATTACTACAGCGTTTGTGAAACAATTTTCATCAAATGTTTTTCACCTTTCCCAGCAAAAAGGTTCTCGATTAGCGGCCGCCGTTAGAAATGAATCTCAAACTGGGAAGAGTGCTTTTTACGATAGAATAGGTGCTGCCACTGCTGTTAAGAGAACATCTCGCCATGCAGATACACCACAGATTGACTCTGCTCATAGTAGACGTAGAGTTACTTTGAGTGACTATGAATGGGCGGATTTGATTGATGATGTAGATAAATTGCGTATGTTAATTGATCCTACGTCTGATTATGCTCAAGCGGCAATGTGGGCATTGGGTAGGGCTAAGGATGATGTAATCATTGAGCAAGCTCTTGGAACCGCCTATGGTGGAGAAGAGGGAGCAACTCAAGTTACTATTCCACTATCACAGCAGATTGGTGCATTTGATGGATCAAGTACAACAGGGGTTAATCTTAATGTTGCAACTCTAAGATTAGCTAAAGAGATTCTTGATGCTAATGATGTTGACGAATCTATTCCTAGATTCCTTGCTCTTGGTTCTTCTCAATTGAACAACCTATTGGGTGAGACGTCTGTTACAAGTTCAGACTTCAATACAGTTAAAGCGCTTGTTCAAGGTGAGATTGATACCTTTCTTGGGTTCAAATTCATCCGAACAGAACGGCTATTACAAACGTCTAGTACATCTGGTAACTGGAATAAAGATACAGGTAAGTTTGTAACTGGGGCTGGTCAGACATTTGCTACTAGTGCTAGAAGATGTTTTGCTTGGGCGTCTGATGGGCTGTTGCTTGCAACTGCTAAGGACATTCAAGGTAAAGTTTCTGAGCGAGCAGATAAGTCATACAGTACACAAGTATATGCCAGCATGGGCATAGGTGCTACTCGTATGGAAGAAGAAAAACTCATAGAAATTCTTTGTATCGAATAATAGGGGGTAAATAATGGCTAGTTATTATGGTGTTAATAACACAAAACAATATGTAAATATCCCCTCGGAGAAGATTCCAGCAGGGGAGCAATACGGTAGAGTCCATGTTGCTTACGATGAGTATACGACAGCAGCTTCTGGAGCCGCTTCTCTTATTGAAACGGCGGATACAATTGCTGTAATGAAACTTCCGGCAGGTGCTAGAATCCTTGATGCTTCTATGGTTCATGAGGATCTTGGAGGGTCGGGTGTACTTGAGTTAGGTATCACAGGAGATGTTGACTACATTCTTTCGGCCGTAGCTGTTAATGCTGCTGGTGCCGCTCAGATGGATGGGGAAGCAGGGAACCTAGTAAAGCTTTCTTCTGAAACCCAGTTCTATGTCACATGTACGAATAATACTGCGACAGTATCGAAAAAGTTTCAGGTAACAATTAGTTATGTGATTGATTAATGATAGGGGCTGAATAGGTTTTTAGACGACAATGCACTTGTGACTTAAAAACTTACTTGGCCCCCTATCTTTTTTAGGAGTATATCGTGCCGCTAACAACAACAGAGGTTACTATCTGTAACTCTGCTCTCATTAAGTTAGGGGCAGAGAGAATCAACTCCTTGAGTGAGACAAATAAAAGGGCCAGGCTTTGTAATGAGCAATATTCTAAATTGCGTGATGAAGTCCTACGTTCCCATCCTTGGAATTTTGCGATCAAAAGAGTGGCTCTCGCCACGACTGGAGTTAAACCTCTTTTTGATTATGACTATGAGTTTACAGTACCAACGGATGTTCTTAGAATAATATCTCTTCATGATAGGAATATTAAATGGCGGATTGAGGCGGATAGAAAGTTACTTTCAGATTCTTCTGAAGTTAACATTGAATATATCGCCCAGGTAACTGCTGCGGCAGAATTTGATTCTTATTTTGCAGAGGCATTGGCATTAAGACTTGCATCTGACTTAGCATATCCTTTGGTACAGAGTATGAATTTACAAAATTCTTTGCTTCAAAGATATGAACTTCATATGAAACATGCACGTAGCTTGGATGCTCAAGAAGGTACGCCAGCGGATTTAATAGATGACTCATGGATAGAGACTAGACTATGAAATATAGGGTAATTCAAAATGCTTTTATAAGTGGTGAGTTAAGTCCTAAGCTTGATGCACGTACTGATATAAAAGAATATAAAACTGGTGTTGCCCGATTAGAAAATTTTCTTGTTCATAGGCAAGGAGGAGTATCAAGACGTCCTGGGTTTAGATATAGTTCTGACTTAGGTACTATTACTTCTACAGCAAAAGTTAAGTTACTACCTTTTATCTATAGTAAAACTGAATCATACCTTATTTCGATAGAGATCCTTACCATTGATAGTATTAAGATAAGGATCTTTAATAATATTGGGACGAAGGTATATGATACTGCAACTACTATAGGCGGTTTAACTGGAGTGGCATCAGGTCGTGGGCTTTCCGATTTAGTTAATTCTGTTTACGATTTTAATTCAATTCAATCTGCCGATGTTTTATTTTTAACTCATGCTGAAGGTACTATAGCTCCTTTAGTTATTGCCCGAACTGAGGCAGATACTTTTAGAGTTACACCTTATCTCACATATTATTTTAGTGGGATAAAAAACCCTTTGGCACAACCATTTAAAGATACAAATATAGATTCTGAGTTACGGATAAAATGGTCTGGAGATGAGGAAGCTGTGGCAGGGACGGCACAGATATTAGATTCGTATGATTCTGTTGGGGTGGGAAATGATGATAGAAATCCTCTCTTTAGACCTGTTCCACGAACAGGACATCATAATTCTTATATTCGTTTGGATGGAAATTCGCGATCTTTTGTAGTTCAGATAAGAGAAGACACTACAGGGATTCCTGCTTTAGATGGATTGACTATCAGTAGTATTAATACAAGTACAGAGACTATCACGCTTTCGTCCTCTTGCAGTTTCCAAGTAAACGATATTGTAACTTTTACAGGGACAGTTCCACTTGGAATAACGGCAGGTACTGAGTATTACATACGGAGTGTATCCGGTGCGGATATTACGATATCTGCCACTAGAGATGGTTCGGCAAGTACAGCAGTTAATATACAAACAGATACGAGTGGTGCTACTTGTAATCTCATAAAAACTAGCAGGGTTAATGCGTTGACTGTAACACCGGCCAATGCAGACATGGCGAGTAGTAGTATAACCGATGATTGGTCATTAGGGAGTTGGAGTAATT